TGGCTGCCAGGCGCGCCACCGGCTGGCGTGAAGCTGGTCAGGTAAGGCCAGGTGCCTTGCCCAAGCGCCCCAGTGGCCAGCGACATGCTCAACTGCGACAAGGCCGTTGTGGCGCCGTCCGCAATAAGCTGCTTATCTTTCCAGATGCGAGGGATGGCCTTGATAGTCCCCTCGCAGATGCCCATGATCACCGAAGCCGAATAGGTGTAGGTGGTGCTTTGCTGAGTCACACCGCCGCCACCGCCTTTGCCCCCGCTGGAAGTGGTGCTGGTGTGGGCTGTGGCCTTGAAATCACCGTACCAGATCATGTTGCCACTGAGCCTATTGGAGCCATACACCAGCGGCACAGTGACCCCATAGGCCGAACTCTGGATGTTCAGCGCCTCGATGCGCGTTTCACTGGTGCTGATCGTGCTGCCGCCGCTCATGACCAAAAACTCCAGTGCTGCAGCTCACGCCCACACAGTGGTTCTTCCGCGGCGCGGGACTTGATCACGCCCAGGCGCAGGTAGCTGTGCACAAAAATGCCGTCGCCAACGTAGATTGAGCCGTGCGAGAAGCAGCGGCCATATTTCCACAACACCACATCACCAAGCCCAAGCGGCGTTCCAGGCGCTTGCAGGTGGGCGTACTTTTCCATCCAGCCGCTGAACTTTTCTTCAGAGTGGTGAAGGTGCCAATCAACGGCATAGGTGCCGGGATCGACGGGCGGGATAAGGCCGGTGTTTTCGTACACCGCGCACAGAAACTGCGCACAGTCCACGCCCACGCCTTTGATGCGAGCATGGTGGTGGTATGGGGTTTCTAGCCAGGACTCGGCTTCTTTTGCAACCGCTTGGCGTTGCAATGCCTGGTGTTGGTCGCTTGTCATGTAATGCTTTCGGGTGCGGGCACGTAGGGGTGGCCACGAAACCGGGCCACGTTGGCAAACTTTGCGGTGCATGTCGCTTGTGTCTTGTCGCAGCCTGGGTAACCGGTGAACGTGTCGCCGGCGGCTACCGGTGCGGGCCAAGGCTGGATGGCCTGGAAGGTGCCCACCGCGAACGCCTTGACAGTGCGCCCGACGCCTGCATTGGCGCCCGTTACACCCACCAACCAGCCCAACGCAAAGTAGCCCGCTGCCTCACCACGCGCACTGCTAAAGACGGTGCGGGTGGCGTCTGTTGCTGATGTGGCGGTGACAGCCAACGCATAAGCAGCCTTGGCTAGACCACAGGTTGGGTCAAACAGCGTGTTGCTGCACCCTGGCTGGTACACATTGCGTGGCACCATCACATTCAACAACTCGCTGTCACTGTTGACAGTCATGCTGGCGGTGTAGCGCGATGTCTGCGGGCCGCTGATGCTGCCTTGGAACAAGGGCAAAGCACCCACCCAAGCCGCACCAGGGCCGCTTGAAAAAGCGCGCTCCAGCACCAGCTTGGCCCCATCAAAACCGCCCGCCGCGATGAACTGCAGCAGAGGCGTGCCGTTGACATTGACACTGGCGTCCGCCGAAATAGACAGGTCTAGCGTATCGACTGCCACGCCAACGGCCAGCTTGGTTTTGCCACGCGTAATGACCGGGCCAACGGCGTAAGTGAGCGCGTTCACTGTCACTGCCACTTGCGCAGAGGTGTAGCGCAGCACTGTGCCACCCGACAGCGTGATGGTGAACAGATCGGCCATGTAGGCCTGCGTCGTCGAATTCAAGAACGCAGCCAAAGCGCCTGGGCTGGTTTCCCATGAAGCTGATCTCATGGCAGCACCGTCACCATCTCAAGCGTTTTCAGCTCCCACAGATTGGCCAGGAACTTTGAGAAGTCTGCCGTGTCTTGGGCAAAACACATGCGCCTGTAGTAGGTGCCCGACCAGGTGACAACCACGCCTGCGCCAGGCGCGGCCACAAAAGTTACCTGGCCTGTGGCCCCAAGTGTGTAGTGCGTGCCCAACGTCTTGAGTACACCATCCCAATAAATGAGCGGGGCACTGTTGGCGTCATAAACAGGCTCGACAAAACCACCAAATGTGCGTACCAACTGAAACAGCTTGTTAGATCCATCACCTATACCCAAAACTTGAGCTGTAACAGTGTTGTCGTCAGGGTCGGTGTACAGAAATGAGTCGAATGAGCCGTTGCGGGCGTTGAAAAACCCGACCAGCGTTGAGAACTCTGTAAAACCAGTGGTCTGGCGCAAAACAGTGAATGACAGCTTGTACCGGTATCGAGGAAACACCATGTTGGCCACACGGTATTCGCGCTGGCTGACCGAAGTCTTTTTTGTGGTCGACCAGATGGGCTGGCGGACCGTGCCCCAAGCTAAACCGGGGAGCGTGGGGAAAACAGCGTTACTCATGAAAATGCCATGTTTCTGTGGGCTTTTTTAAGGGCCGCCACAAGCTGACTCTGGTGCGCCATGAAGTAATTGCCCGGCATAGGGTGCGCGGCGATGGTCACGTTCAGCTCACGGGGTTCAGTCTCGCCACCGCCCTGCCCGCCGTCTGCCAGACTGCGGATGACGTTGGCGTGTTCGGCGGGCAGCACCATTTCTTGCTCGTGCAGTTGGGTGAGCGGATTGAGCCCGGCGGGGATGTCAAAGCCTTGCGAGGCACTGGCGATATTTGCGGCATATCCCAGCACCACGCCAGTTGCTGCGACCGCTAGCGCCGGGGCGAGAAAGGGTCCAACCATCGGGATGGCAGCGATGGCGGCATAAACAGCGGCGGCCACCTCCCAGGCTTTGATGGCGATGTTTTTGACAGCGGCCCAAGCGTTGGCAGCCACCGACTTGGTGGCCGCCATCCAGTCAGACGCTGTTCGCGTAGCATTGCCCGCGACGGTGGCGCCGGTCTTCGAGTTTTCACCTAGCGCCCAGGCGATCACTTGCTTGGCGATCATTTGGGTAAAGCCTTGCAGCACCGCGTTCCAAACGGCTTGAAGGCCTTTTTGCAACGTCAGCGTGCCTTGTAGCATGCTTGCCAGGCTGTTTTCTGAGGCGCTGCGGATGTTGGCAAACATGTCACGCTGTTGCGCAGTTTTTTCAAGCGCGGCCTGACGATCCAGATTGAGTTCGAGCGCTTTGTACTTGCGCTTGATCTCAAGCTTCTGCATCTCCAACTGCTCAAGCGCCACCACGTTGGCATCGGGGTCAGCTTGAGCAGCAGTGATTTTTTGCTGGATGAAGTCCAACTCGGCCTGCAAGCGCAACTGATTGAAGCCTTGCTGGCGAGCCAGGTAGTCGGCCTGGGTGGTGACACCCATATCGCGCTCGTAGGCGGCGCGGGCTTCAAGCTCGTTGACATAGTCGAGCGTTTCGGCCTTGTGGTCTTCGGCATGGAGCTGCTGGATCTGGGCCTTGTCCTTGGCGTTTTGGCGCAGGATGTCCAGTTCAAGCTTGCCGGTTTTGATGAGGATTTTGATGCGGTCTTTGCTGCTGATCTCGTCGTCTGCTAAAACGCCTTTCCAGTAGTCAAGTTCTTGCTGCTTGCTGAACTCGCGCAGAGTGTTTTCTTTTTCAAAGACGATCTTGCGGGCGGCCAAGGCAGCTTCATAGGAGGGGATGGCGCTTTCTTCTTTTTTTTCTTTCTTCTCTTTTTTTTCAGACGGTGTTTCTGGTGCTGAGTTTTTACCTGCGTTCCTCAGCTTAGCCATGTTTTCAACGGCATTGCTGCCGGTGGCGTTCCAGGCTGCATCAATTTCGCTAAGCGTTGTCTTCCAATCGCTGGCGATATCGTTTTTGAGACCGCTGATGATGTCCATCGCCCCAGAGAAGTTGCCTGTGACAGCTGCAAAGATTGCGGCAGAAACGCCACCCAGAACTGTGCCAACCGTGCTGAAAGTCTCTACCACTGCCAGCCCCGATATGTACAGCCCCTTCATAGCTGTTGACAGAATGGTCGCCGTGTTTTTGAGCTTGTCGCCACTTGACATGCTTGTGAAAAACTGATCAGCCAAGCTGGAAAGCGTTGGCAGAAGTTGGGCAGCAATCTGAGTCGATAAGCCTTTTGTGCCTTGACTTACCAAATCAAGCGTGTCGTTAAATTTTTCGGCTTGTTCGGCAGTGGATTCTTCGATAGTTAAGCCCAACTTCGCGGCCATGGCATCGTATTCATCAAGGGCTGCAGCACCGCCGTTTAACAAAGGAATAAGTTCCGCACCTGACTTACCAAATATTTCTTGCGCAAGTGCTGTTTTTTCGATGCCGTCACGGTATGAGGAAAATTTATCTGCCACCTCCCCAATGACTTGCCGACTTGTCTTGAGCGTGCCATCACTGTTTCGCACATTGATGCCCATGGCCTCGAAGGATTTGCTGCCATCAACCACACTTTTTGAAAGCTTGGCTATGCTGCTTGCAAATGAGTCACCCGCGCCTGCCTGTTCATATGCCAGTTTTAACCCAGCGACCTGGTTGACAGCCAGACCTGTTTTTTGTGCCAGCTTTGAAGTCTCGTCAGCGGCATCAACAGCGCCTCGAATCCACATTGTGAATGCGGTCACAGACAAACTGACACCAATCACACCAAGCGCTTTGTTGATGCTTGCGGATGACTCACGCGATGCGCTGACCATGCGGCGCATGGCCTGCTCAAACGGGTTGATATTGGCGTCGACCTGAAAGCCGGTGGTGTTTTGTGTGGCCATGGTGGGTTAGCAATTTGAGGATCAGAGGGGCGAGGCGATGGGTGCCGGGGGGATCAGGTCCAGCATCGGGTCAGCGGGGCGGCCATCAAAGGCGGGGATGCCTGCCATGGCTGCGGCCATGGCGACGTCTTGCTCGCTGCTAGCCGGGCCTGTTGCAGCAGCCAGGCGCGGGGTGCCGGGCTGGGCATCGGGCTTGAGGCCGATAAATGAGGCAATGCGCCGCAGTTGGATGGCTGCGGGTGGGACCTCACGCCACCAATCGCACAAGGCGAAGTACATGGGCAGGTCGCAATGGTGCTGGGCGTGCTGCCACGTCCAGCCCGTGCCGCTCACGATGTGGGCGGTGATGCGGTCCCAGTTGATTCCCCCAGCGTGCCGCCCTCCTGGGCGGCGGGGCTGGTGCTGGTGGTGGCCTGCTTGGCTTTGCGCATGAGGCCAGAGACATCCATGGCGGCCTGGAAGGTTTCCATGATGACGTCCAGGCCCAGGTTCTCGGCTACAAACTCGGCGGTGATGTCGGGGTAGTTGCGCTTGAGCGCCTCATGCACCACGGCATTGATGGTGTCGATGGCTGACTCTGACAGATTGAAACTGCCGCCCTGCTTGGCAAAGGCGTCGATGCCTTTGGCGTTGCGCTTGAGCGTGGCCAGGCTGCACGGCGGCAGGATGTAGGCGGTGCCAGCAAGCGTGATAGCCACACCGTCAAGCAAGTTTTGCACTGAGGCAAAGGTGGGGGTGGATTGGGTCATGATCAGTACTGGCAGATGTAGCCGACGTTGCCCGATGCGTCGGCAAAGGCTTCAGCGTCCAGGTCGTTGGTGGTGAAGTCGTCGTTTTTGAACGGCAGGGAGAGCTTGCCAAGCACGTTGCTGTTGAGCTTCATGGCCAGCGTTTTGCCTGCGTACTGGTTGTAAAAGATGGCGCTGAAAGTGGGCGTGTAGCCCATCAACTGATTGCTGATGGAGAAAAGGCTGCTGGTGGCGCTGCTGGCGATGCTGTACTCGTAACTGATGAGCACGGGCACGCTGGCGTCAGCAGCAGCAAAGGTGTAGATGCCAGTGGCCACATTAAGGCTGTATTGCCCCGCTGTTGGGGCGCTGCTTACGCGCGTCATTTGCTGGCCAGTGACGGCATTGATAACCCCGAGATCGGTGGCAAAAACACCACTGGAGGGCGGTGCAATGGTGATGGTGTAGGTGGTGGCGGACGGGATGGTTTTAGCCTCATCAACTACGGCACCTTTGCGGGCAGCGGTAGGCTGGGCGCCCAGGAACAGGGAACCCAGGGCGGCGCCACTGAAGTCGCCACTTTTGGCCTTCCAGCCGATTTTGGCTTTGCCCCGGGCGATGGCCACGGCGAATTGCTTCTCGCCATGCAGGGTTTTGGTCTCGTAATCAAAGTCAACCGAGACGTCTTGCATGACAGCGACGACCACGGGCGTGGGGACAGCAATGGCATTGCCAAGCGCGTCGGTGGTGGGTACGGCAATGAGCTTGCCTGCTCCGAAAATGATCATGGTGATGGCTCCGGTAAGCGCTTGAAGCGCAGGGTGATTTACAAAGGGGCGAGCAGGTTTTGCTCACGCATGGCGAGGGTGATCTCGTAGGTGTGGCTGGCCCAACCGGCGGTGCCGTCAGCGTTTTCACGCCGCCAGCTGGCACGCCGCCAGCGCACACGCGCAGCCAGGCCACCCAGGGTCGGGTCGGCCATAAGGCGGGCATGGGCGCTGGCCCAGATGGGGTTAGACAGCTTGCGGGCAGAGGTCTCTACGCCTGCACTGCTGATGGCGGCGCGGGTGTAGATGGCCAGCTCAACCTGCACCACGGTGGCCAGCACGCTGCGCACGGGAGAGCTGTCGCCCAGGGTGCGGCCATCGGCTTCCTGCAGGGTAATGTTGATGGCGTTGGCCTGGTCTGCGGTGAAGGCTTGGGCACGATCTTCAAACACGCCGCCAGTGGCTTCCGGGGTGGTGGCGACGATGGCAATGAAGGCGTCAAGCACCTGGTCGATCATGGTGGTCATGCGCGGGCCTCTTCGAGTTCGGCGCGGGTGAACGTACCGTCGCCCTGCTTGCGGGGCACGTTGTTTACGCGGTACAGCGTGCCGCTGATGGTGAGCCCCTCACCCAGGGCGAGGTCAGGCGCGTCAGCGGTGGCGTACTCGATCTCAAACTGCGCGGTCTGCACGGCATCACCCAAGATGAGCTGTTCTGGCCGTGTGAAGCCCACAACAAAGCCGGTGCTGCCTGGCGGCGCGGTGCGCCGCACGGCGCGGGTGGCCATGCCATGATCTTCAAACGCGGCCATGAAAAACGAGGCGTCGAACATGTCAACCAGGCGGTGCAGGTTTAGCGGATGACGCCGTCGAGCAGCACGGTGCCGATGGGGCTGGGGTTGGCTGCAACGGCGCAGGCTGCGCCCACCAAGGTGTTGTTGGTGGCTGTGGTTGTCAATACCTTGTTGGTGTTGTCCCAGTACACCTTGGCGCCAACGGTCCAGGCCTCGGCAGAGGCCTTGGCGTGGGTGAAAACGCCTTCGCGTTTGAGCTGCGCTTCTGCACCGCTGGCAGCGGCATTGACCGCAATGCCGAAAATGGCGCCGACCAGGCATCCAGCGCCAGAAGCCAGGGCGTAGGGAGCGATGACGGTGACGTTGTCACCTTCTTGTTGGTAGTTTTTCATGATGGTTTCCTAAAAATTGGTACGAAAAAAAGCGCACCGAGGTGCGCTTCAAGCGGATGGGGTAGCTCAGATGGATCAGTTGCCCGGGTTTTTCTGAACACCGCGCCAGTCGATGGCTTTGGCGGCAAAGACGTGGCGGGCTTTGATCTCGACACCGTCCACCTCGAAGCCTTCGCGCCGGGTGGTGAAGAGACCGGACTCGCCTTCAAGGTACGAATACTCCAC